TTGGTTTTTGGCGAGTTTGGTTAAAGCCGGAAGAATTAAGAGTGCTTATTTGAGGTATGCGTTTATGGAGGCTAAGGAGAGCGGGAGAGAGGTTGATGTGTTTAATTTGAAAGCTAGTGTGAGTTATCAGAGTTTTGTGAAGTATTTTAATAAGGTTAAGGATGATCCGGTTATTAAGGCTATTATGAAAGGAAGAGATAGTGTTAACGAGCTGGTAGTTAAGTTTAAGATACCTAAACATTATCCGAATGCGTGCTGGGAGATTGATGCTACTAAACTTGATTTGATGGTGAAAGTTCCTGTAATAGATAACAAAGAGGAGTGGTATAGAAGGGTTGAGAGTGAAGAGTATAAGTTGGTTAGGTATTCGCTTATAGGGATTGTGGATAGATTTAGCGGAGCTAGGGTTTATACGCTTGCTAAGAGTGATACTAGCTATGCGGATGTAAGGCTTCTTGAAAAGGCTATTAGGAAACTCGGAATGCCTGAGATGATTAAAGGGGATAACGGGAGAAATTACGTATCAGGGCATTTTCAAGATGTTTTGCAAAGACTTGGTATAGAATGGGTTAGTGCTAATGCGTATAGAGGAAGTGAAAAGCCGTTTGTGGAGAGAGGATTTAGGAGTATTCAGCATTACAGTGTATTTGAGAATTTACCGGGATTTATAGGGCATAATGTTGAAGAGAGGGTTAGAATTGAAAACCAAGCGGTTAGAAGAAGTGAGAGAAGAGGAAAAACTAAGACATTTTTAAAAGAAGAGTTTATGTGGTGGTGGGAGGCTGAGAGAGTGATTGACGGGATAATTAATCATTTGTTTGAGGATAAATTTAGTATGCATGAGGCAAGAAGTGAAATTGATGAGAATTTACATTATAAGCTCGGTAGAAGATACGTAAGAAAATTACAACTTAGGGGTATATTTATAAACGGGAGATATTATGTTCCGGATAGTGAAATTTGGAATTTAGCAAAACTCGGAAGTGAAGTTGAGATATATGAGGAGATAGATGATATTAGTAAAGTTTATATAAGAGTTGAGACGGCAGATGGTGAGAGATTTATAGAAGCGGTTGATGAGGAAGTGGCGAATATTAGTGTTGAAGAGGCAAAAGAGAGAGTTAGAAGTTATAAAAAAAGTGTGCTTAAAACAATAAAAGAGCAAATAAGAAAAGGTGAGGATAATTTAAGCGAACTGCAAGAGGAGATTAAAAGGCAGGCTATTAAGAAAAGCGAGATAGAGGAAGTGAAGCCGAAAATTAAGAAAAAAAGGAAAAATGATGAAGAGATTGTCGAGTTTATTAAATCGGTGGTCGGGTTATGACGGAATGGAGAATGGAATGAGGGATTTCGGATTTAGTGATTTTTTGATGAAAATTAACTAAAAGGAGCGGATATGGATTTGAGAAAAGAGTTTAAGGATTTTTTAGAAATCAATGATTTAAAACAAGCTCATGTAGCAAGGTCGCTGGGGTTATCTCCCGCTGTAATTTCGCAATGGTTAAAGGGCGAATACAGAGGAGATAACGAAAGCTTGGAGAAAAAGCTCTCACAATTTATGAGCAATTTTAACATAAAAAGAGTTGAAATTCAAGAAGAGATTGTTAAGACAAGAGATTTGGTATCGGCTCATTTTGTGATGGATGAGGCGATTGTAGGCAGAGAAATGGCAGTTTTATACGGAAATCCGGGGACGGGTAAGAGTGTAGCGGTTAAGGAGTGGGTAAAAGAGCATCCGGAGGCTATTTTAATAGAGGTAATTCCGGGAATGAGGGTTAAGAGTTTATTAAAAGATATAGCTAAAAGGCTCGGGATAGATGCGAATGCAAAAGCGGAAGAGCTTGTGGTATTGATAGCAAAAGAGTTTAAAAGAAGAGACGGGGTGCTTGTGATTGATGAGGCGGAGCATTTAAGTATAAGAGCGCTTGAGAATATAAGAAGAATTTGGGATTTTTCAAGAGTTCCGGTTATTTTAGTCGGGACATACGGACTTATTAAGAATTTAAAGGGAAATAGAGGGGAGTTGTTGCAATTATATAGCAGAATTAAAGGTAAGTGGGAGTTTAAAGAGCTTGATGAGGAGGATTTTAAAAAGCTTTTCGGAGAGTTTGCGAGTGCTATAAAAAGATATACGACACATTTAAGAAGAGCAAAAAGCTTATATGAAAAGGCTAAAAGATTTGCACATCTTAAGGGTGAGAGTTTAAGTGTTAAGCATATAAAAGCCGCAAGCAGTATGATTTTTTTAGATTAAGAGCGTTGCATACGGAATACGGAATTTTCCGTATTTCGAATGGAGCGCTCCAAAAACTAATAAAGGAGAAGTAATGGAGTTTTTATTAGGTGCGGTTTGCGGAGTTGTAGGGGTGATTGGCGGTATTTATTTATACGATGAGATGGTATATAGAAGAAACAGAAAAAAGATATGGAGGGAGGGATGAGAGTTATTAAATATAAAAGTGAAGAGATTATTATAAAAGAAGTCGGTTTTAAAGAAGCGAAAGAAAAGATAATGGATGAAGCATTGAAAACAAAAGATGCGGATTTGATAGGTGCGATTGGTATGATACTTAAAGTGCTTGAAAAAAGGAGAAACAATGGCTAGAAAAAAACCGGAAGTGAAAGTTAAAAAGATAACGAGTTTAAAAGAGGCCGATTCGGTTTTAAAAAGGCTTAGCGAGCTTAATAATACTTTAAAAAAACTTGAAGCCGAAACTGATGATATGATAAATGAAATTAAAAAAACGGCAAAAGAGAATGCCGAGCCTATAATTAAAGAGATGGAAGAGCTTGAGCATTCTTTGGCTATTTATAGCGAATATAATAAAGAGGAGCTATTTAAAGATAAAAAAACGATTGAGTTGACTTTCGGGCAGTTCGGATTTAGACAATCGACAAGCATTAGTGTTAAGAAAAATACGCTTGATTTATTAAAAGAGCATGGTTTTAGAGAAGCTATAAAAGTAAAAGAGAGCGTAAATAAAGATATTTTAAGAGATTGGTCTGATGAGAGGCTGGCTTTGGTAAATGCTAAAAGAGTTGTTAAGGATAGTTTTTGGGTGGAAGTAAAAGAAAATCCGGTTGAATTTAAGGAGTGAAAATGGGTTTTAAAGAGTGTTTAGAGGGCGTTTTAAAATATGAGGGAAATTATTCTAAACATAATAGCGATATAGGCGGTGAAACATTTAGGGGGATAAGCAGGTTTTATCATAGTGATTGGGACGGATGGGAGATAATAGATTTGGTAAAAGAAAAAATTGACGGAATTAAATTGTTAAAAAGCGGAGATATTACGGCGGCTCTCGGGAGTGCTTATAATAATAAATTAAATCAACTCGTTATGCTTTTTTATAAAGAAGAGTTTTGGGATAGAGTTAGAGGTGATGAGATTAGCGAAATTGATGAGGATATTGCTTGTGAGGTTTTTGATATGGCTGTTAATATGGGAGTTAAGGCGGCTATTAGAAACTTACAAAAAGCGATTAATATAACATATGGAGAATGGGTTGATGCTAAAGCGAAAGATTTTATAACGGTTGACGGGATTGTCGGAAAAGAGACGTTATCGGCATTAGAGATTATAAAAGATTATGACGGAATGTATGCTTTAGCGGAGTGTTTTAGAAAACTAAGGGCTTTGAAATATGCGCAAATAGTAAAAAACAATCCTAATCAAGCGGTATTTATTTACGGATGGTTAAAAAGAGCCTTGAAGGTCGGATAGGTTCCGGGTTTTCCCGGCTCTTAGAAAATTGATAATTGAAAGAGTGTTTTTAATTATCAATTTTCTTCTTAAAGAGGATGAGATGACTAAGAAACAAAAAGAGTATAAAAAGGTTCTTTTAAAGCTTGTGCATACTTCTAAAATGTATAAAGAGGTTTATTCGGAAGATAGAGAGCTTTGGGAAGAGTTTTTGAAGAGAAATTTCGGAGTAAAAAGCTCTAAAGATTTAAGTATTAACGAATTAGTAAGGTTAGTTGATTATTTGAATTATAAAACTAGTGAGTTAAAAGAAAAAGCGACGATTAATCAAATAAAATATATGTGTTATCTTTGGGATAAAAAGGGTAAAATAAAAGGGGTTTTCGGATTAATAAAATTTATAAGAGAGCGTATGAGATTTAGAGTATTAAAACTTAAAGATTTAACTAAAGAAGAGGCTACTAAAATAATTATAGCACTTGAGAAATTAAAGGAAAAAAATGATTTGTCCTAAGTGTGCTTATAAAAAAACTAGGGTTTATGCTACAAGAAGCGGACTTGTTAATGAGAGATTTAGGGAGTGTCCTAAATGCGGATATAAATTTTTAACAGTAGAGATAATAAAAGCGGATAAGGAAGCGGTGGAGTATAGGGAATATTTAAAAGAAATCGGGGAAATAGAAGAGGAAACAAAAAGATAAGTTCCGGGTTCCGAGTTCCGAGTTCCAAGTTCCGGGTTCCGTAATCAGAATTCCGTAATTTTGAAATATGTAAGTTTAGAAATAAATTTCGGTATTAATTGAAAGATCTTTTTTGTTATAATACACCAAGAGAAATTTTTACTAAGGAGCATTATGAAGATTATAAGCGATTCGGAAAATAAAGCGGTATATGAAATGTATGAAGCTAATAAAGAGTTTTTTGCATCGGATAAAAGTGATAGAAATAGCTCGTCGGATATCTTTTTATTATTAGATAAGTTTTTAAGAAATGTTAATGATGTTGAAGAGTTGGAGAAAATAGATTTACCAAAAGAGTATTTAGATAAAATAAATTTAGTTGAGGAAATGTTAAATGAGCTCTAGAATTCCTGATGATTTTTATATAAAAACTATCTATTATATTCAAAAAAGCTCTTAATAACTTCTAAAATCTCATTTTCGGTTTCTTTCGGTAATTCTTGAGTATTCGGTTTTATCGGTAAAAAAGGTCTTGCGGGAATTTTAGCGGTATGTGATTTGCCGGCCACTCCTCCGAACTGATGGATTGGGGCGTATTTTATATTTGTTCCTAAGATGAGTTTATTATTTCGGATGGTAAAATCTATGCTTTCGGCTAGAGTTCCTCTATTTTGTAAGATTTTTTTATAACCTTTTTTTTCTTTTTGTCTTTTGGTAGTAGTTGTTAGAGGAGTCCATTTTTCACCGAAGAAGCTTTCGTTTTCAAAATTTTCTTCCACCTGCTCGATTAGTGTATAGCCTATTTGATTTAGGAGAGGTTTAATATCATTTATTTTGGAGGTAAGCTCGTTTAGCTTTTTTGTGACTTCATCTTTTATTTCGACTTTTATTTCAAAGCCCATTTTTATCCTTTTTAAAATACATTAAAATTCCCGCTCTGTGTTTATCAAAAGATTTCAAATTTTTCGATTTAAAAATTGTCAAATCAAAAGAGCCGTCTCTTAATAATCTGAGTATAGTAATTATATTATCTTTTTTCGTTTTAAAAAATTTTATAAATTTGTATCTTTTTTTAATAACGCTACCGGATTTTTCTTTTACCGCCCAAATTTCATCAGGATTTGTTAAAGTCGGTAAAAAAAAGGCTAATTTTTCTTTATTGTATTTTATTATGTGTTTTATCATTTGTTCGTCTATTAAGACTTCAGTTATCGGGGTTTTTATAATATTTTTTTCTTTGCCGTTTAAGAGAGTTTTTTTTAGTATATTTATCGCTTCTTTTTTCGGTAAAATTTTCGGGGCATTATCAAACACTTTAAATTCACTTGCACTCGGGAGGTTAAAATCTTTATAATTTGCAGTAGCTTTTAGTTCTACATCTTTACTGCTAAACTTATCGAAAAACCTACCTTCTCTTACATCATAAGCCCAATCCGGCTCAACCGCATTTTTAGGAAGATTTGTTTTATCTGCGGGGGTTATTTTTTTATGTGCGGGAATTGCTCGAACTCTACATCTGCAATTCCAACCGTTCGGGGGATAGTGTGTTTGCCAGAACGGGTCGTTTTTATCAAGAACGATGCCGTTTAATGCTTTATGAGACGGTCTTGTTTTGCTATCTAAAACAGCAATATATTTTAGGTATTTTACATTTTTATCCGTGTAATATTTTTTTGCTTTGGCGACTTGATAGGATACTCTTGCATTGGTATAAAAAATAGTTTTTAATCTTCTATTACCTACGAATATTTTTTTTGTTTGTCCGGTTTTAGGATCTTTAATCTCCACATCCGCCCACCATCCTTTTTTTATTAGAATCGGTTCGAGTTGTTTTTTGAATGATTGATAGCTAAGTCCTTGCTTTTGGGCGTTTAGTATCGCTTCTTTTATATCACTTAATAAATCGAGCCTTGTTATTTTTGCGACGGTAAAAGCTTTATGATGGGCTTCGTGCATCATTTCTTTATAATCGAATGTGAGTTTATAGCCTTTATGCTCTAAATATTTTATAGCGTCTTTCGGAGGTAGTTTAAAGCTTACGATGTGTGTTATGTCTTTAGCTAAACTCATTCTTCAAATCCTAAAATCGAATTTGCAAAAATTATACTCTCAAGTGCTTGTTGTAATTTAGGATTATCAAAAGCTTCTATTTTTTGCAAAGCTTCTTCATAAGAGGAGCAATTGTTTAGTATTTTATAAACGATATTAAATTCTTCTTTAATATCGTTTAAATCGGTATTTATTAATTGTTCTTCTTGATATGTTAGGGGCTTGTTGAATTGAGAATTGAGAATTAATTGAGAATTATTTCGATAGGTTTTATTTTTTTTCTTAATAGGGATTTTTAATGTTTTTGAAATATACTCTTCATCCACTTCATATCCGGAATCGTTTAGAGTTTTTATTATTTGTGTTAATTCTTTTTTATTAACTTCATTTTCAAATATAAATTCGAACTTAACTTCTTTAAAATTCGAATTTAGTTTAATGATTTTATTTAAAAATTTCGTTACTTCTTCTTGAATGAATTCCGCATCGGCTTTTATTTTTTCTCTTAATCTTTCGTTTGTGGTTTTACTAAGAGCGTATGAGCCTTGTTTTGAGCCGTCTGATGCTATTCCTTGTCCTGTAATATAATGAGAGATTAAATTGTCAAAATAATTGATAAGAGATAAAAAATCGGCTTGATTTGAGACTTTTAGCGAATCAATTTCCATATCTTTCGGGAATATTCCAAAGCTGTTGCTTTTTAGATTTGTTAGTTCCACTAAGAGTTCTTTTATATCTTCTTCATTATCGGCAGATGTTTTTACAATTAGCGGCGGAATGGCAAGAGAGTCGAAATATTGCATATTTAGAGTAATTGCGGTATGTTTTAAAATTGCATAAAAGATTATTTTATATCCTAGATTTTCGTTATGAATTTTTTCGCTTCCGGTGTGATTGTAAAAGATTATGTTTTGAAGGGTTTTTAGGTAGATCCGTTTTGAGGTGTTTTTTTCTATAAAATAATACTCTTCTTTTAATTCGTCATATTTTAATGCAAGAGGAGAGATTTTTTTTAAACTCGGGTATAAATAATTATCCTTTATTTCAAAAGCCATATCGATAATTGAAAATCCGTAATATATCGCATCGCTTAGCATTTTTATAAGTCTTTTTATATTAAATTCTTTTAAAAATTTTTCTAAGAAAGGATTAGTGTTTTCGATTTTATAATTAAGTGCGAGTATTCCGTCTCTTCTTTTATCCACACCTTCGGCTATTTTTAGATCTCTTGTTAAGAATAGATAATATAAATTCATAAGCTTTTCGAAATCATTAGTTGCAATTGCTTCTTTTACATCGTTTATCGTTATAAAATAGACCTCTTGTTGCGTTAAAAGACTTGGCAGATTGTATTTCATCTTCACTCCTTTAAAATATACGTTTAAATTGCGTTTAAATTCGTTTAAATTCGTTTAAATAATTTAAAAGGTATCTACATACTTAAAATACTAAAAATCGTATTTAAAGCCTTTAAATGAAAAATTTTTAAGATGTTTTCTTACAAGCTTATAATCCACTCCCGCACTTATTTGAAATGCACGTTTTGCCATTTCGCTTGCATCAAGCAAATCGTCATGAGCGGATTTAGGGTATGTATCCAGCTCGTCTATTAAAAGGGATGCTTTTTTATCTATTAAGATAGTTTCATCTTTTATAAGGGGCGCTAGAGAATTTATTCTAAGTTCTTTCGGAATGTTGTTTTTAAACTCTTGAATACTAAGAGTAATTTCACTCTCTTTTGCGACTTTTTTTAAAACGTCTTTGAAAAACTCCTGATAAGCTACCGTTTCGATAGCAATTATAGTTCTTGCAATTTTCGAATATTTTATATATGTCTTAATGATTTTTTCAATCATATCGGTAGGATTTTTTTTATATCCGAATGCCGTAAGATAAAATCTTTTTTCATCGGCTTTATAGCCTAAGGAGGCAATTGCAAAATAATCACCTTTTGTTTTGCCTAAAGCAGGGTCTATTCCTATAGAGTAAAAATCGCATTTAGGAGCACTCTCATATGTTTTATAATGCGGAAATGTCAGTGTTTCTTCGGATAAAGGGATATTTTGGTATTCTTGTAAAAAGGCTTCTTTATCTTCTTGATATTCTTTTTTAATTTCATTAACATCAAGTTCGCTATCATCAAGTTTGTATGTCGTAAAATCCAATACAAGAGGAAAATTTTTGTAAAAATCGACTTCCTCTTTTAATCTTGCAAGAAGAGAATCGTGATGTAAAATTGTCCCTATTATGAGAATATTATAAAATTTTTTTCTGCTGGGTAATCTTTTTATTACCTTTTTATACCAATTGTATAGTTTGTCTCTTTGGGCTTTGTTTTGGACGTTTTCGTCATTTTCTATGTCATCAAGAATTATTAAATCCGGACGAAATGATAAAAATCTTTTTCCTCTGATTTTCGCCCCCGCACCGTATGCGGCGATTTTTACTAAAAAATCGTCTATTTTTACGATAACTTCGGTAGTGAGAGATTTAATAACTTCTATATTGAAATCTTGTTTGAAAATTTCGTTTGATATTAACTCTTCATTTATTAAATCGAAAATATCTTTTGCTAAATTTTCACTACTTGAGATTATGATTATAAATCTTTTTTCTTTTTGGATTAGTTTCCATAATAGGAAAAGATTTGAAATTAGTGTTGTTTTAGCAGCACCTCTATATGCGGTTATTAATACTTCTTTATTTGTTTTTAAGATTTTATTTAATTCTTTATGGACGAATTTTCTAAAAATTGATGTTTCTTTTTTTGCAAATTCTATATGATGAGGAAAATAGCTTTTTATAAAATAAAAAAAGTCTTTTTTCGCTTTTTTCTTATCAATCGGGTCTTTTATGAGATTTGGTAGCTCTTTTAAATATAGCTTTAACTCCTGAATATCAATCACTCACTTCTCCTATTATTTCATCTGCGTATTTACTTAAAAACTCCGCTAAGCTTTTATTTTGGGTTTTTAGAGCAAGAGAAGAGATTTTTAAAAGAGTGTTTTTTACAATTTCTTCTTTTTTTAGTTTTATTGTGTGTTTTGAATTTGCGTTTATGTTTTTTAGTTTATAGTATGTTTTCGTATATTTTTCTAAAAGTGTAAGCTTATTTGCAAGATCGCTTTGTTTTAACTCTGTTAATGCCTTATCCCATTCTTTAATAAGCTCTAATAAAAACTCTTTTTCTTTAGAATTTGCATCTATTACCTGCTCGGATAGTAATAATTCGTCCCATTTTTCTTTTTTCTTCCAATTACTAATTGTTTGTCGGCTTACACCCAAAATAGCCGCAATTTCTTTTAAAGAGAAGTTTTGTTTGTATAGTTCGTATGCTTTTTTATGCATAATTTTCCTTTAAACTTTTTACATAATCTATGCTAAATTGCTCGTTTACTTTTATAGTTACATCGTATGTAACGAAAAATTTCCCAAGTTTTAAAGGTTTCATATCCACTACTTCAAAATATTCATATTGAATTTTTAATAATTTATTTAAAAGCTCTCGGAGTGAGTTTAAATCATCTTGAGTTAGTTGATTTTTTATTATGTATATATGAAAAATATAATCGACAAACTCAAAACGATTAGGTTTTATGTGAGAAAAAAATATATACTCTCCGGGAGTGTTGGGCTCTTTTGTAAGTAAAATAAACGGATGGATTTGTTTTAATTCATCTATTTTTTTCATTATATCCATACATTCTCCCTTGTTGATACTTTAACTCTAAATTCCCCGCTATCGGTGATAATCGGAGCTTCTTTAAGTCTTTTTAAAGCCTCTTTATAGGCGTTTTGAATATTTTGCGGAACTTCAAGGTTTACACGAATAAAAACTCTATAAAGCGCAATATCTAAAATAAAAGGTTTTTGTAGTTTTTTTTCTTTTACTATCTCTTTCGTATCTTCAATTGCATTTTTTATTACATCATCACTAACATAATCCGGATTTGAAAGGATGGAGGATAAAACCTCCTTAACGGATGATACTGCTATCATTTACTATCCGGTGTTGATTTTGCTATAAGTTGCCATAAGCCGTATCCTGCATTGTGCTCCGCATCAACTCCGTATCTGAATGCAGCTCTCATAAATACCGCCTCGTCATCCGGTTTATCCATTGCCGTGAATGTGATTGGTTTTGATATTTGTAAAATTAACGGTTTTATCGGTTTTGTAGTATCCGTTAAATACCAACTTTTTTCATCCGTTAATTCCGAAGAAACTAAAATATCGGCCATGTTTTTTGTTATATTGGTAGTTCCGTCTATTTGATCCGATTTTAATATTTTTAGAGCTTTTTCTTCAAGTTGAGGCGGAATTACTAAGAGATTCGGTTTTATTTTTAAGTTTCTGTTGCTTTCACTTCTTATGCTCATAAGAAAAGCTCTTACTTTTAAGAAATTTTCTTGTGTTAAGTCTAAATTAAAAAGATTTGTGTAGGTTTTTTCTCCTAATTTATGCTCGCCGAAAAATTTTTTTCCATCATAACATATGTCGTTTTTTTCAAGCAGTCCGAAAACAAGTTCGTCATAATGCGTTTTTGCAGCTGCAGCCATTGATTGGATTCTAGGTTTTACAACTCCTAGCGTATCATATATAATATGGTCTCTATCAATTTCAATAGTGGCTTCAAATCTTTTTTTAGTAATTGTGTATTTATAGGCTTTTAAGTCTTTTAATTCTCTATCACCTATCCACTCTCTCATATTAGGTATATCACCAAGCCAAGCATAATCAACACTAATTGCTTTTGCCTTTACAACCGTTGCAACTTTATCATAATTAGTCGGATACTCTTTAAAAACTCTATTAAACTCGTCTTTAAAGGCTTTTGAAATTGTTTTTAATGTTTGTGAATTTAACTGTGCCATATTAATCCTCCCATCCTAATTCTTTTAGTAAATTGTTGTGATTGTTTTGTGTGTCTTGAAAATTGTTTTTTTGTGTAAATCCTAAAGGCTCTCTTGTTTCAAGATAGCTTTTTAGAGCATCTAAAGGCATAGCTTTTAAGGCTTCTTTTTCCGCCGGCAGGATTTTATTATCTTTAATTGCCGCATTTAAGTGAAACTCTTTTAAATCGGAGATTAGTTTTTTAATTTGCTCTTCTTTTTGGTTTAGCTCTTTTTGAAGTTTAGTGATTTGAGATTCTTTTTGGTTTATTTCTTTTTGAAGTTTAGTGATATCTTCTTTCATTTTCTCTCCTTTGTTTATTTCAAGCTCGAAATTAGGGTTATTTACTAATGCAACCGCTTCAATACTTTCAACGTGCCTATTTTCCCCTACTATAAATTCCGGTGATAAATAGCGGTAGTTTTTGTTTTTGATTAACTCTTTTCCTTCTTCGTTAAGAGTTAAGCGTGCATATACTCCGTCTTCTTTCAATTCTAAAGTGTTGACATCAAACCAACCGACAGCCGCACATCCTTTTTCGGTAAAGCAGTGCTCTATATTTAAAGGTAGATCCACTCCTTTCGCTTTTGTTTTTGCAATTGTGTTTTCATCCACAATAAACACTCTCCCATCAAAGCCGGTTATAGTGCCTGCGGGTGAAATTTTTACGACCTCTTTGGCGTTGAATTCGATTCTTACGCTTCCCATTTCCTCTCCTTAAAAGTTCTTCGTAATTTTTGAATAAATTTTGAGATATTTCGTCCAAATACGTAGGCATACCGCATATAGATAACAAAGCGTAAATTTTCAGGGAAAATTGCAAAAGAAAAGCCAATAAAGGAAGTAAAATGATAGATGCTATTTTAGGGCTAGTTGGAAAAGTAGCGGATAAATTCTTTCCTGATAAAACACAGCAAGAGAAGTTTAAGCACGAATTAGCACTTGAAATGATGAGAGAAGCTAGCAAGGAAAATAGTGAATTTAGAAACTTTTTTATTAAATATGAGGGCGAATTAAAAGATATTCCAAAGTCGATGCAAATATTAAGAACAAGTGTTAGACCTGTATTAACCTATGTTTCAATGGGAGCTTATATTTGGGGATTTTTACATCCTGAAACATTTACTCCACAGCAAATGGCTTTACTTAACAATTTACTTTTATTAATGCTTGCTTTTTGGTTTGGAGAGAGAGCAGTTAAAAATCTCGGACTAGTTGATGTGTTAAA